CCTTCTTCTAATACATCATAAGGTCCAGGTGCTCTATCTAAATTAAATGCATACTTTATTCTAAAGTTCACATCAAAAAAGTCTTCGCTGTACTGTAATACACCAGCAAATTTAGGTACTCTGGTTTGATCTGTATCTGTATATTTTAACATTACAAAAAGAGGACCAAAGTTATTTGCATATCTCATACCTGCTGTGGTGTATTCTCCTGTGTTAGCATAGGTAGGCATAGTATAAACTGGATTATTGTCTTCTACTAATGTATAAACACACCCTAATGGCATACCATCTGATGCTGTATAATTAGGATCTAATACACAACCACCATATGTGCCGTCTTTATTTACAGATAAATCATCATTAAGTTCCAATGTTGCTGTAATAACATCTGTATAATATCCTGGAACATATTCTATTGCTTCTTCAAAATCATACATGAATACACTTAATACACCATATCCTAATTCAACACCTACACCTTTTTCAGGCTCTAGTTCCTCATTGCCTTGTACAACTCCATCACCAAACTTTTCATATAAGTTTGCTTTTCTAAAACTGTTACCAATGTTAAAAAAGAAGTCTCCTTTTTCTATACCCAGTCTAAGAGCATTCTGATCATCATTGCCTAATCTAATACCAAAGTTATAATTTAAAATAAAGTTAGCATTGGCTTGAAAATATATACCACCATTCTCATCTGAGTACTTTAGATCAGTTTGTGTTAAGGTGTAAATACCGTTTCCATCAAGTACTTCAATAGGATTATTTAAATCTGGTCTTGTGGTGCCGTCCCATAAAGGCAACAAAGTACCATCATTATAACTTAAATTGTCATCTGTATAGGAACCTGGTATTGTATTATAACGTTCTACAAGTTCTGTGCCTTCAACATTTTGCCAACTGCTGGTGTTATAATATTGTTTTTCTACATCTATACCAAATGCAACATTCAAACTATTACTAAGTTCTACTTGATTACCAATTCTAAAATAATCTCTATAACTTTCATTTGTGTATGTAGGTTCTAATTCAGTAAAGTATTCTGCTGTATTATAGTTTCTGCCTATTGTGATGTAATCATTTCTAATAGCAACATTATATCTTTGACCGTCTTGTAAACAGTCATTGCTTTGCCCAAAATCATAATTAAAACAATTATCATAGTCGTATTCGTATTCAGTAAACTTACCTACTATAGTAAAGTCACCTGCATCTATATTAAACCTTGCTGTTTTGTTTTCGTAATTGTCTTCTTCGTCATTGTCATTACGAACACTACCCATGCTATCTTTAACCATACTAAACTCTAACTGATCAACAGGAGCAATTCTAAAATAGTTTACTTCATCTTCTGCTCTAAGTGTTAGTCCACGTTCTATAGTGTCTTGTATTAGCACGGTTCCAGCCATACTACCTGAGCCGTATAAAACACCGTTAGCACCAGATATAACTTTTACTGTTTGACCACTAGCAAAGTCATGTCCAAAGTCATACCAACTTGCACCTGGATCGTTTGCTGGAATACCATTCACATAAACTGATGTATGTGATGTTTGAGCACCTCGCTCATTGTATCCTACAAAGCCACCATAGCCACCTGCATTCCAGGTAAAGACTGGCATAATAGCACTCATCAAACTACTGCTAGTAATTGGGTTTGCTTTAATTGTTTTTTCTTGTTGTGCTGTCACAACAATTTCTTCTATTTCATCACCTTTTACTTCATTTGCCCATAACATAAACAGCATGAAAACAAATACAGCATATAAAGGTAAGAAGTTTAAGTGAAAGTTTTTATCGAATTTATTCATTTATTCTCCATAATATGTCAGTAAATTTAATTATATACTGAAAAAACTTAAAGTCAAGTGTTTTCTTAAAAAAGATGAATCCCCAAATTGCTTTGGGGATTCTAAGTGTTCGAAGTGGGAGGGTTCCGAACACTAGGGGGACTGTAAAAATATATTTACAGTGATGATTAGGATTCGTATATATTAATCCTTCTCATGCAAGTTGACTCTGAAATTTCTTTCCAGTTGTCAAAATCCATTTGTGCCAAGTCAGCAATTTTAAGAACCATTCTTAAACTAACCTCCCTAAGTCTAGCACTATGTTTAATCATAAAGTTTATGATTTCTTTTTCGAACTCTTTGCTGAATCCGTATTCTTTAAGCATACCATCTCTAACGATTTGATTAATTCTTAAAAACTTGTCTTCTATAGAATCCATTCCAAGATCAATGTAATGGCATCTTGACATAAGAGCGGCTAAATGATCTTGTATTTTTTTACTTCTAACATTCTCAAAATTAACATTAGTAATAAAAATAACACCACCAGCAAACTCAAACCTATCAGGTATACCTTCTCTACGAAGTGCTTGTGATTCTGCCTTCCAACTAATAGTTCTTTTCTTACCACTATCTAAAACTGCTTTAAGCATGTTTAGACAAACTTCATCAAACAAAATACTATCGCAGTCATCAAATACTAATATATCACCTTTATTGGAATTATTATAAAGTGTTTGATATAATCCTATTGGTGTCATAGACCCTTTAACAATTTCTGTTTTAGTTACTCCACCAAGTTTAGCCATTGCATCATATTCTTCTAGAATTTTTTCTACACCAAAACTTTTACCTACTCCAGGAGGACCACTTACTATAAGTCCTCTAACTACACCATTAGCAACTGCATCAGTCATTTTGTCTAATATTTCAAAACGACCTTTAATTCTGTCCATTGCCTGTTGCGTTGTTTCAGGTTTTTTAGTTTCTTTTTTACCAACACCCATTAACCTTTCATATTCGTCTTTGGATGATGGCTCTACATCAGTAGGGCTATCAATTAAAACTCTTATTTTTTTAAAGTCTGGGTTCATAACAGCACTTGCATCTACAGTTACAAATGCACCACGTTTTCCATAACTAGTTGGTTTAATTAAAGGAAAGATCATATCCTTTAATGGGGAACTACGATAAGTTCCTGATTTAATTTTTACAAAGTTTTGCATATTTCCTCCCACGGATTAATTTAAACTATGCATATAGTATAGCAAATTACTGTGATATGTCAAGCCTTTTTTGATTTATTTTTAATTTTTCTTGCTTTTTTGCTACTTTTTTAAGCCTTCTTTCAGAATTCCACAATAAAAACTTAACTCCCATAGCAATTCTCCACATTCTAAATTGTCTTATCAACTTATCTAATTTATATTTCATATCTCTCTAATTACTATCACACCGTATAAATCCATAATGACTGTTTTACAGCCTATTCTATCAATTACTTCATTTACTAAGTCTATCATTCTCTGACTATTTCCACATATTATTGTTAATGGTAATTGGTCCTGATTCAAATAAATAAAATTTTCAACTTTGATATCTACTTCTTGATGTCTTATACCATGTAAATCAAGTTTCATTATTGCCAATGCGGGCCGAATGCCCAAACTAAAACTACTCTTCTGTTTCCTTTCAATACAGGTTTAACTCCATGTGGTAAAAAACTTGGAAAAATTACTGCATCATTTTTACCTAATTCAACATTATCACCATTAATATAAAATTCGCCGCCTTCAAAATTATCATTTAACTGAACTGTCATGCTCAATTTTCTAACATCTGAATCTATATAATATACATCTTGATGCTCTGCTAATGTACCAACATCCTCATCTCTGTATTCTAAAAGATGGCAATCAATGTTTCCATTAGTTAATTTTATTTCTTGATTTGTATTATTATATGTTTTAATTAAACTTTCAAATTCATTTAATAATTTTTTATAACCATTTAAATTAATTGCCCAGCACCTTCTATCTTTACTTAAAACATTCCTATAGGTGTGAGTTTGTTCATTTCTCATAAACCCACCTTTTTGCCATTTTTCATCTATAGAATTTATAAATGCTAAAGTTTCTTCTGATAGAGCATTTTTTACTACTAAAGGTCTCATTATTAATCTATAACAATGTCTTCCATACCAGCAGTTCTGAGTCTGGTAATGTGTCCTATTTGCCATTGCTTGGCATCTAGTCCTTTCATAATTCCCAAGTATTTGTTTCTTAATAAACTAAATTGGTTTACCAAGTGTGTTAAATTTATAACACCTTCTTCGCCATCTACAAACTTATCTGCATCTCTACTGCTCAAAGTTCTATTATAGTTTTCCAAATACTTACGGAATGTTTTAGAACGTTCTCTGCGAAGTTCTATATTTAAATGTTCGAGAATTGCTTCAATCTCTTGTAGTTGATTGAAGCGAAACTCAGTGAGACCGGGAAGGGAGGAGGAGGCTTTCTCCAAACTCCCTTTGATCCTGACTTCCCATCTTGCATCTTCCAGTTCGCCTTCATAGAATGCTATTGCATCTACAATGTTTCCTAGATCGTCAACAATTTTATTATAATAGGTTGCCACTAATATTCCCAATCCTCGTCTTCATCTTCTTCTTCCAGGCCGATATCAAAATGACTAACGATAGCAGTTTTCATAATTGTATCGAACTCGTTTAGATTGTTTTCGACTTCTGAAATATCAACATGCTCATCAAAAGTTCTCACCATTGACTCTGCAACTTGAAGACGTTCTTTTTGAGGTATAGTACTTTTAATATTATCCCATACCTCATACATAAGTGCTACTTCAGGATTCATCTGTGTAATCCTCCATTTCTGGTTCTAAAACGTCAGGGTCTATGTCCTCAGGCACATCTTCTTGTGCTACAGGATTTTGCCCCCATTCATCAATAACTATCTGAAGTTTTTCATTAGTCCATGCTTTTCTGAACTCTTTTATTTCTTCACCAGTTACAGGAGATATGTAAGATAATTTATTTCCGACTTTTTCCACAATGCCTTTGGATTCTAACATCTCTAACATACCACTATATGGATCCATTCCGCTTTCATATGGAATCTTGATCTGCACACCTTCAAAAGGTTTGCTGTATCTTGACTTCATAACTTTACATGCGGCTCTTATACCTTGCACAGAAGATGTTTTGTTACCATCTGCATCTTCTTTAAGTTTTAGTTTTTTGATTGCTACTACTATGCTACTTGCGTAGATAAATCCTTGACCGCCACTTATTTTATCATCAGGATCGAACATGTCCTGACTTGCGTAAGTGTGGTTAGTAGCCACTAAAGCGATAGGGAAAGGTGCAATTTGGTTTACCGTATTTCTAACCAAGGAGGCTAGTGCCTTAGGTTTACGACCCATATCACCTTTCATATCACCTTTGTTGAATTGATCAACGTCAGTTGGAGTTAGAAGCATACCTAAACTATCTACAACAAAAACAAGTTTTGGCATTTCATCATATTCTAGATCGCCATAATTTGCTTTATAGTCTTTAATAAATTCAGATATTGCTTTGGCAACGTCATCAATCATTGATACACTAATTCTCAGTAATTTTTCTGGACTAGTGTCTACATCTAATGCCTGTAACCATTGTTCGTCCAATGCATTTTCAGAGTCAAATAATACTACCTGACATCCTTTATCTTGTGCATTTTTTACAATGTTTCCAGAACATATAAACGATTTACCAGAACCTGATTCACCTGCAAACACACTAACTTTACCTAGTGGGATACCTCCATTGAAGTCCCCACTTATTAGGTAGTCAAGTGTTTTGTTACCAGTGCTGATCCAATCCCTAGGGTCATGGAAACCAGCACTAATTCCACTAATGCTTTTAGTCAATCCAGTTCTGAACTTTGTTAAGTCAAAAGGTTTTTGCATGTTTACTCCTTATGACTGTCTGTTTCTAATCATTGCAAGAATATCATCTGCTGATTTTTTACCTGCATCACCTGATGCTTCTGCTGGAGCAGTTGCTACTGGTTCAGCCGCTGGTGCTGGTGCAGGAGTTTCTACTGCTGGTGCAGGTGCTGGTGCAGTTTCTGTTACAGGAGCCACACTCGCTGTTGCAGTTGCTGGTACAGTTTGAGCTGGTGCGACTGTTGATTGAGTGTTTGTACTTCCTGTATCAAGTCCATAGGGTTTAAAAAAGTTACCCCATCTTGCTGGATCATACAGCTCTCCATCAACACTTGCTTGGAACATTTCAGCAATCGCTTGTACACCTTCTTCAGTTGGTTTTGCTGGAAGATAATCATTTAGATTAAATAATCCATGTGTATCAATCGCCGCAAGTTGTTCTTCAGTCAATGCTGTTTCTTTTCTTGCCCACTTACTTGTGGAATAATCTGCGTATTGTCCTTTAGTTGTTTTTGCTAAACGGAAGTCAGTACCATTAACATAATCAGTTGGTAGGTTTTCCATTTCTGGATCCATTAATGCTGATTTAATAATGTTAAAAATTTGAGGACCAATTACAAATCTTCTAATTGGATTCTCAGGACTTTCTTCGTTTAGTGGATTTTCGTTTACGAAACCTTGGAAAATGTAAGAACGTTTTTTCCAATATTTTCTACCCATATCTTCTAAAGATGGATCTTTAAACCAAGGTCTAACTTCAGTCAATACTGGACAATTTTCACCAAACATTTCCATACAAGGTACTTGTACAGTTGTTGGTTTTTGATCGCCACCTACAACTCCAGGGAATGTAAGTCTGATCATTTGTCGTTCAACCCAAAAGAACGTGTTGTTTGGATCAGAGTCAGGTAAGAACCTTAACAAGGTACTTGTTCCTTCGTCTATATTCCAAAATGGGTAAATTGCGTTATCGCTTTGAGCTGGGGAACTACCGCTGGATTTGGATTCCATAGATTGTAGTTTTGCTCTTATTTCTGCTAATGAGGCCATGATGTTTCTCCTATATTTGCCATGTTTGTCATACCTTCTGTGTTTAGGGTACAACTGTTTTATTATTATAATGCCTTGATGCAAAAAAGTCAAGTACTTTTTTACAACTATTGGCCATTTCTGGCCAACAAATTTATTTATCTTTAAATGCTGATTTTACTCTGCAAATTGGCTTATAAACACTTCATATGCTTCTGCAACATCCATAGGTGCTGATTTTGTATATGAATTGTTATTAGCACTCAATAAACAACTTTTAATAGTACCGTATTCAAACTGATTAAGTCCACTACCTGCACTAAGTTTACTGCTCAAATTTTGTAAATAATTTGATAGTCTATCATCTTTTGCTGTTTGGCTTAACATACTTACCTGATGTCCAAGTCTAGCATGAGGATTTTCGAAATCCATAATATCTGTTTCTGTTAACCTGTCTTTTAGTTCAGCAAAATTTTCTGACTCTACTGCTTTTGTTATATAACTTTCAAAACTTTTCTTTCTGCTGATTAAATTTTTTAAGTTATTAGTCACATTAGCAACTTTGTCATCAAAATGTGTTTCTGTAAATTTACTTTCAATATCTATATCGTCTGTAAGAACTTCTACAGAATTATAATCATTTAAACTTTCAACTGCGTTGGCATAACTTTTTACACCTTGTAATCTTTTGAAATAACTTTGTATTTCCTGGATATTTTCCACAGCCAGTTCAACAAACTCTTGATTATCTTCATTTACTAATTTAGAATTTCTAACATATCTTACAAACTCACGGAGTTGTCTGTAATCTTTAGCCATTTCTGTAATAGTTTGTCCTACTGTGTCAAAAGTTTCACCACCATTGTGTATATGCCTAGCCATAGCTCTTGCCATCGCTAAATTATTTTCAGGTAATTTAAACATTTCCTGACCACGTTTAATATATATACTATGGATATCTCTACTTCTAGCACCACGTTTTTCTTCGTCTATAGCCTTTTTATGTCTTAACACAATTTTAACTTCATCTATTCCCTGATAACTGGATTTAGATGAACCTGTAAGTTTGTTAAAACTGGCTTCCATTACATCTGCCATGTCTTTCTCCGCACTTTTTTTGACGTTCATTTCTTCGCCTTTGGGTTTGATTTTTTTATTAAAAATTTTATAATCAAAACTCATTAAATAATCTTGGGCTAAATCTTTTATCATAGCTCGAACAGGTTCTTCTGATAAATCTTCACTTGTTGCTAACATGATAGTTTTTTCTGCCAAGTCTAATCTTGCTAAAAGATTAGGCTCTTGAACAGCAAAACGTGTTGCTTCTTGAGGATTTAAAACTAAATCACCTTCTTTATTATAACTTTTAACACTATACCCAAATCCTTTGAGTATATTAAAAAGTTTTTCCGATACTATTTCGTAATTTACTGCCATACAACTATTTATCGTTCTTTGCTACAAATTGGTCCACATAAGCAGACAGTTCCGAATAGCATAAATGATTATTATGTATTTTAAAATACAAATTATGATTATGTAATAATATGTCTTTCATTTCTACTAGAGTATTACTCCATTTTTTATGGCTCCAACCTGAAAGATCTTTAAAAAGATTGTTAATATAGACTATTCTTTCATCAGAATCTATTATTTTATCATAACTTTCGTCCCACCATTTATCAAAAGTTTTAAATCCTAAATCATGCAAAATTTCCAAACTGTTTGGCTCACCAAAAAATATAAATGGATACAAATATTTAAATGGTTTGTTTAATTTTTCTGTAAAAATTACCTCACCTGAAGGAGAATCTAATTCTGTTTCAAATATAAATTCACAATAGGCTTTATTATATAATTTATTGTTATGAAATAACTTTAATAAATGATTCACTGATGCTACTTTATTATTTTCAAATTCTTCAACTTTATTTTGCCAGGGTAAAGAGTGTTTAAATTTAAAATCTATATTAGGATTATACTGCTCTACTTTCTCTTTTGTGCTATTAAAGGAAATTAAATTTTCTTGTAATAAATTATTTTGATATATAAACTCTGCAAATTGACACCTACTACGTCTTGGCTTTCTTAAAAGTGCCATACATTTGTAAGGCCTCTGTATTGGAGCCATTAATGTTTTAATATTTTCCTGTATTTTAATATCATCTGTTTCATACAAAGGCTCTACAGCAACCGGAATATTTCTAGTAATTACGTCTATGCCTAAAATACTTTTTGTATTAAATGTATTAACTACAGAACAAATATTCTCTGTTTTTAATTTGTACTTTTTAATTGTGTTTTGTAACACTTTATGTAATGTACTATCTTTTTTAATACTGGTGTGTTCTATAAAACTATCTAAAATTATCAAAACTTTATTATTGTGGGAAGCATCTAATACATCTTGTGGTATTTCAAAAGAATCTGTATCTGATAAAACGTCAGTAAAAATTCCTGGTGCAACAAATATATGATATGCAAAAAGGTTTTTATCATTACTTTTAAAATGTGATATTATATCACTTACAGGGTATATAGTTTTATGTGGTACTGGAAAGACTTTTTCATAAATTCCTAACTTAATGGTTTTTAAAATATTTTCTTCTGAATATCCATTAAAGTGCTCGTAAACATTTCCTTTATAGTTAAAAAATTTTTTTGGATATGTATTTAAATTTACATTTACAATAGACATTATATAACAGGAAGAGGTTGATCATAATCATCACCATCTTCATCATCAAAACTATTCCAACCCAGTCCACTGCTTACAGCATTGTAAACATCGTCTTCAAATGTGCTTATGTAATCAACCATACGCAAGGCTAACACCATACTCATTACTAAGTCATCTGTTTGACCTGGTTTTGCTTTGAATGAATTAGCATTAGATACAAAGTTTTTTAATTCACTTACAATAGGTTTACTTTTTAAAAATAGTTTATCTTGCTCTATAAGTCTTTTTAATGTCAGACAGGATTCAATTTTGCTTTTATGTGTAGTGTGATAACCTCTTCTTCCTTTTTTACCCTGTATTTTTTTAGGCTCATGTAACATTTCACCTGGAAAGTTTTCCTCACCTGTGTCTCTAATTACAACAAGAGCCGCTTCACCTATAGCATTATTTTCAACAGTCCAGTATGTCATAGCACCATTTGTTTGCTCTCTAATGTAATGAAGGATTTCCATAACTACTCTCATTTGTCCTTCTATAGGAGTTTTATTATGACACCATTCTCCCACCTGAGTCATACTAGGTACTTCTAAAATTTGTATGGCCGCATTATCACCACCTGTACCGGTACTTGGATCTAAACTTACCACATAAGTAAAATCAGGTGTAGGATGTTTATACCAACGAACTTGACCGCTACGCAATACAGGATCTACGCCTTTCATTTCCAAAAGTTTAAGGGGATCTATAAGTGTTTCATCATATATAACAAATTCACATTCGTGTTCACGTTTAAATCTTTCTTCACCTATTCTGCCACGTTCTTCAGTTGCCCATGTGGCGTCTCTGTCAGGATGTTCGTCCCATTTTGCCAGTAATGGTTTAAACCCATTTATGCCTACTTCCTGTTCATTACCGTGTTCATCAAACAATTTATTTGCTTGTTGCCAAATCATAGCAAAGGTATCTTCATCACTGTTAGGTGTGCTAGTAATTATACATTTACCACCTGTTGCTAAGGTGGGGGATAGTGCTGTCCAAAATTCAGATGCAATACGTTGAGGCACAAAAGCAAACTCATCTAAGTACACTAGAGTAAGCGACATACCCCTACCAGTATTTTCTGTTGTTGTGGCGGCAACAATTCTGCTACCATTATCAAAACTAATACTACCTTTATTGTACTCTGTCACACCTGCTCTGATATGATCAGGCACACTTTCGTATGCATATCTAATACGTTGCATAATTTCCTGAGCACCTGCTTGTTTGTGAGCCGCAACTAGTATTGTGCTGTCGGGTCTAAACATAGCATACCACAACAAATAACCTGCCGCCACAGTAGTTTTACCCATCTGTCTGCCCAGCATGTTTATACTGTATCTGTGATTATTATAATTTTCTATTAGATCTAACTGGTAACTAAAAGGTTCGAAGTCTATACCACCTTTTGTAGGATGTTGTATTTTTACGTGATGTTCCATAAAATACAGAGGACCTGTCGCCGGATTGGCGCAATTTTTGAAATCTTCTATAGTGTCTGGTGTATATGATGTTTTACTATAACCTTGTTTAACCAGACTGGTATCTGCTGTTCCTCTTGCCATAATAAGTATTTATAAGGAATTTAAGGGGAATATCTTTAAAAAAGATTAACCTACTGATTTAGTTAGTTTATCTTTTAAATAGTTTATAAGAACTTCTTTATCAGTACTATAATTAGGTTTATCGTCCTGAGGTAAGCCTTTTACTACTATTTCTTCAGGTTCTTGATCATCACATCCGCAATCTGCTTGACCACAATCACCACATACTTCTGCTTCTGGCTCTTCATGATCATGCTCTGGTTCGTCATGCTCTGGTTCATCATGCTTTGGTTCATCTGATTTTGGAAGTGTAATACCTGCAAGTCTTAAAATATCATGTAGTTCATCCATACTGTCAGCATTTGCACTAACAGTAACACTGGAATCACCTTGTTTTTTAGTTTTGGTATATGTTACAGTTTCTTTATCTTCGTCTTGTCCAGGCATAGCATAACCTAAACTTTCATCAACTTTACCTCTGCAACCATCACAATCTTTTGGACAATCACATGGGTTATTACCACAACATCCGCATTCTGCTTCATTTATAGGATCAGCATCATAATCTTTACTTGCGGCTAATGGCATATCTACACCATCTAAACTATTACTAGATTTTGTTATTGGTTTTTCTTTTTTGTCTCTTTTACTTTGACCTTGTTTAGCAATTTGATCTGTTCTTTTAAGTCCTGATATTCCTTGAGATGCTAAATTATGAAGTAATTCTTCTATAGTATCTAATGTTTGTAATTCTTGAGCAGAAGCACCTTGTCCTTGATTCTTTTTATTAAACAATCTAAAAAGCATTTCTATTTGACTAGGATTCATTCCTGATGCATTCAACCATTGTCTTAATGCAGATCTTTCTCCGCCTTGAAATGCTTGTAGTTCGTCTAATTTCATTAAACTAATCCTCCAGCACCTCTGGATTGAGATACTCTAGAAACTTCTTTAGAACTTTCAGCACCCTTACCCATATTAACACCTTTAGTAAGATCATCATATGTTGGAGCAAGGTTATCACCCATTAGTTCATCTTTGCTAGGATAATTTCTAAAATAGTCAGCACCTTTTTCTGCTTTAATTTTAGCAAGTTCATCTAAGAATTTTTTGTTGTATTCTTCACCAAACATTGCTTCTGAAAAATCCATGTCTTGATTTTCCATTTCATAATGCTCAAATGCTTCAGCACCATCATGTAAATCAATATTTTCAGGATCTATGTCAACATTTCTATCTACATCATTTGCTACCCTTTCTGCCTGAATATCTGCTTCAAGTCTTCTTGGTTCTTTAACACCATAGCATATAACTCTTTCATGATCAAGTCCCATATTAACTGCTAACCAAACTTCAAGAATTCTTTCGTTTACAGGATATTTTAGTATAATATCTGAACTGCAAACTTCTGATGTAAATTGTACGCCTTTAATTCGGCTAAATTCTAATGGATTTTCTTGAATTGGAGTTCTTTTAAAAGGTGTAGCACTAACAAAATTATACTTAGCAAGACATTTTTCTAAAATATCCATATGATCATCACCACAATCTGCGGCAACTTTAATTCTGTATCCGTATTCTTTGCTAAATGCTTCTGCTATGTATTGCTTTAATTCCATTAGAAACTCCAAATTCTATATAATGTTATTTATCATTTTTTACATTTTCATCTTTAATTATTCTTAAAAGATCGTTTCTATCAAATACTGTTGCTTGAACGGCTTCTGTTTCACTACCCTTATTATCAAACTTATCTATTCTTGCTTTCTTAAGCATTAAATCTATTTGTTGTAACTTTGCTTTTGTTTTGGCGTCACTGGCATCTAAGGCTATTTTAAGCATATTACTTGCTTCTGCAAATACTTTACCAGCCGCCATGTCACTTACATTCATGCCTAATTGCATAAGTTGTTCATAACTTTCTATAGCCTTTTTGGCTATGTCATTCATTTCACCTTCGTGATCTTCTAAACCTTTGATTTCTTTAAAAGCGGCATTTATTTTTTCACTAACACTTAATGCGTTCTGAGTTTCTTCTATCTCTGCTTCTGTCTCCACAATAGTGGCTTCGGTTTTTGTAACCTCTTCAATAGGGGGTAGATTAAACTCTTCTTCTAGTTTTTTAGTCATATCAGTATTTATTACTTGCGTTTACGAGCTACTCGTTGTTTAGGCTTACGTGATTTGTTATTCCTAAAAATTTGATCTTCATTTATGACTTTAAAACGTATGCCTTTGCGTTTACACCATTCTTGTGCCGCAACCCATTTAGCGGCATTTACGGCGGTTTGAATTGCGTCTCCTTTGCTTCTTGCGTTTCTAAGAGTAGTTTGAGTGCTAGGTTTAATCTCTATAAGTTCTACATGATTATGCCCGTCTCGATCTGTATATTGTATCATAAAGTCAGGAACATAATTATGATATTTTCCGTCTAAAGGACTTCTATATGGTATTTTGACATTTTCACTTGCCCATTTAGTGATGTTAGGATGTGTATCACACATTCGCATAAATGCTAACTCCCAACTACTTCTGTAAGTAGGCTCCTTAGAACCAACGTATTTTGCACTTTCCTGGACTAGGTATTTGCCTTGCATAAATTTTTTCATAATTTATGCCTTTATTAATTTACTAACTGTGCTCTTAGAATTTTTTAATGGTACAACTAAATTTACTCTGTTGCCTACAGGCCTTAATGCATTTATGGCATCATAGGCATCTTTAGTTATCTTAAGGGTATTTGTTGAAAGTTCAAAAAACTCAAAAGGATGAATACCTTGTTGCTCTGAAACTTTTAATAATACAAAACTTAAAGCATTTGCATTTGCATCTGAAAAACCTGAACTTTTTAGTCTTAATTTAATTTGTTCTAATAATGGACCATTAATTCTTTCTTCTACATCTTCAGGATTTAAATTGCCTAAAATTTCTGCAGATGCTTGAGGCAATGGGAAATCAACCGTAGAGTTTTCTAAAAATATAGTTAGTACTTCATTTAATACTTTATATTCTTTGCTATTACCAAATGTTTCATATAAATTTTGACTACTCATTATGTACCTCCGTCACCTTCACCGTCACTTCCTGTATCAGGTCTCCAACCTAATCCTGTAGCCGCACTATTAATTCCGTCTGTAATAGCACCACCAATGTCATATTGAAAGTTTGCATCAGGACCAAATATAGTATCATCATTTGGATTTGTGATACCTTGAACTACCTCATTTGTTATACCACCTAACAAAGCATCTTTTACATCAGTACCGTGTATTGCGGCACTTAAACCTTTGTCTAAAATTCTTCCAAAAGGATTGTCATCTAAAAAGTCACCAATACTATCTAAAAATGATCCTGGTCCACCATCTTGAGTTTCGTATTCTTTACTGTAATATTTTTGTACTTCTGGTTTTACAGGGTCTTCCTCTCCAAATTGAGTAAATACTTGGCTTGCCCTTTTTCTTTCCATTATAGGTTCTATACTGGTAGATTTTTCAAGTGCTACTGGAGGTTTTGCATTTCTAGAGCCTGGAAGTTTTACACCTTCCATTCTTTCAAATCTGGCCAAATCAGCATCACCTAAATTAAAGTTTAATTCATCAACTACTGTAAAGTATTCATATTGAAGACTTAAATTAAAATCTTTAAATCCACTATCTGAATAATCTATATCACCAAAATTTATTGTAGTAATTACTGGATTTACTAATGTATATTGTACACCTTTATTTCCATGGTATAGAATGATATCTATTCTTTCAAAAAAGTTTTTGTGGTAACTTGGAGAATATCCAAAAGCATCACTGTCATATCCTTTTTTGCTACTGTCTTGACCATGTTTAGTTTCACTATTATATGCTATTAGACTATCTTGATTTAATTCAAAATCTAAATCTCTTTTATTTTCTATAGAAGATCCTGAGGTCATTTTGCCTGTAGAATCTCTAAAATTATAAGTAAAATATTTCATTAACATTGTAAGCCATTCATTTTGAATGGTATCAAACAATGTTAAATTTATAGGAGCATATTCCCTACCAGTTGTAATTATACGTTTTTTATTATAAGAATTTTTTATTTCTGTATTTATAGTTACTTCAGGTAATTGAGCTGTTCTAATTAATGAACTTAGTCTAGTTCTTAAATTTAAACTATCCTCTAATCCTAAAAAGGAACTCAGAAGAGCTCTGTTAGGCACAAAATTTATATACCCTTGGAACTTTTGTCGCGGTGGAGCGACATCTGGTCTGAAATGATAGGCGTTGCGAAAGTCCTTTGCATAGAACTTTCGCCCGCCACCGAATTTAAGAAACTGCATTAAGCACTCCTACTGGGCTTACCCTAGTGTAGTATTGCCTATACCTACTGTTTCTGGGAATGGATCTCCGCCAACTATTCTTCCGTTCACATCGTTGTCGCCTTCGAAGTGTACTGCGTTATCGTATCTAATAGTCATAATGACTTGTACTGGATCACTTGCCGCATAATCGGAATCACTATAGTCAACCTGTGTTAAAAAACAACCTTCAAGGAACCAAACTTCACTAGCACCGGCATTTACACCGTCTAATACTTCTATTTGACAATCAAATTTGTAGTCACTACCTGAAGCAGGTGCTGATTGTTGGAAATGGTTTAATTGTCTTTGAACCTGTGCTCCAACAAGTTTAGTTACTTGGTTTTGGATATCGTCCCTAACAGTTAAAGTAATTTGTTCCCATGAATGTTTGCCTTGAACATAAACTCTTGAGTTGTAACTATCAATTATTTGCTCTTCATAACTGATTTTTGGCCTTGTAACGTTCTGAACGTTCTGTGTTAAAACTTTTGTTTCAGCACTATCACCAAAATTGCTCAGTAAACTCACACGGAATCTATATTTAAGTTTGGGCATTAATACCCCAGAACCAGTATTACCGGTTAAGGGTACACCAAATTTACTTTTGGTTTCTGTTGTTGCACTATCTACTGCCATGTTGTTCTCCTAGAACTAATTATATATTAAAGTTATTACTTTAATTATACGAATATTTATCTGATCTTGATAAAATAAATTAACTATAGTTTTAATAGATACCCATAAAAAAGGGCGGAAAAACCGCCCTTTTATAGTTAAATTACTAGATTAACCAGTTTGTCCCAAAGTATTTTGGATTCTGATAGGTATGTAAATGAATTCAACTGCTTTGACTGGCTGTATAGCGACGTCAATGTGTAGCTCATTTCTATCAATTCTTGCTGGTGTATTATTTGAACTATCACAAACTGTGATAAAGTCAAATAGTCCTCTTTGAGCAACAAGTTCGCCAAGTAGTCTATCAACTACTGATTTTGCGTTTGCTCTTGTTACTTCATCATTAGGTTCAAACAAGAATGGTTTAACTGCGTCATCTAATTGCTCACGTAGGTAAACAACTAATCTAGACACGTTAATTCTATCCAATGCACTTGATACAGGGTTTAGAGTTTTTTGTCCAAATACTGCTAATCCTCTACCTGGGAAGTTACCAATTGGGTTTACTTTGTTAATGTAAAGATTATCTCTTTGTCCTTCACTTAAAGCAACTGGAACATACTCACTACTTGCAGAGTCTAAATAACCTACACTAGTTGCATTGTTCACTAATCCTCTTTGGAAACCTGCTGGTGCAAACCAAGGGAAAGCCACTTGGTCATTAAATGCTAATGTTCTCAATGCCATATGTGAGGCAGGAACCATAACACTTGAACCATCAAGGTTTGTTGAAAGTCCTGAAGGATAGTAAACTGCGGCGTATGGATCACTTGATACTAGACCATCTTCTCCATTTTCACCTGCGTTGTTTGAGTTTGTTGCCCAATTTTTAGTACTTGTTGCATCTGAAGCCAATCTAAATGGTGAATCAATAATACTGAAAACAGTATTCTTTCTGTCAACACCTAAATTAATCATTTCGTCTGCAAGTTCAGGATACCCTGGTACTGCCATGATATTAAATCTGTTTGTTTCATTTCTAATATCTTGGTTGGCTGTAACGGCGGCCTGCATTGACTTAACAATAACTGCTCTCTGAGCCTTTCTCAACATGTATGGTGAACCGTCTGATTTATTACCTGACTCATCTGTCCATAAACCTGTTGTGGAGTCATATTTCTTGACATTACCACCACTTAACAATTTGTTCCATCCTAGCATGTTTGCTGGATAAATTGTTGAAGTAGGAGCGGCTGTTATTAAGGTATTACTTAAACTAGAGTTTCTAAAATCTGCAAAAAGTATACCATCTGGTGATACTTGGTCTGTGGTATCAACTAACACCCAAGCACTAGAGGCTCTTTTGTAAATTACTGGATAATTTTCTAAGTCACTTCCGTCAACCCAAATATCTCCATCTACTAATGAACTTACGCCATCAGATTGTAGAGTTGGTGCTGAACCTTTGACCTGAACGTCACCTGTGTAAGGTTCCCATCCAGTTGTAGCATCATTGTAAAGTAAATCAACTTTTTCAGTACTTACTGAACTATCGTACCATAATGTACCGTCTGCTAATGTACCTGTAATAGCAGTTGCTTTTGCAGTGAAACTTAATGCTTCAAAGTTGCTGTAAGCATTTGCACTGGAAAGATTTAAGTTAGAAGCACTAAATCCTGATACGTTTCCGTCTATAACTAAAACGTCAGTACCTGCACTATTAACAAACTTAATTTTTCCTGAGTTGTTTGAAGCAACAACTGTGTTTGCAAAAGTTAAACTACTGTTTGAAGCCGCTAATGCTGTATTGATATCTTGTACCATATCATCAACACTTGCGTTTCCATCTGCATCACCATCAGTACTAAATGTGACATCAACGTTTGATCCACTATTAACTCTTAATGAAATACTTACTTTGCCACTGTGACCAGTTAATGAAATATCTGTGTCAGCAAGTGCGGCTGTACTTTCAAATTCAACAGTTGATTTACCGTTATGTCTTTTAGGTTTGAAAGATGCTGTTCCATCTGCTTCATTGGCTCCATCCCCTGAAACATCAAAGTAAATATCTCCGACCTCAGGATTTGCACCATGTCTTGCAGGACTAAATGCACCTGCACTATTAACAGAACTTTCAACAGTTTGAACTGTAAATTGTGCTGTTGAACTATTATAAAGTTTTAAAGACCAACTACTACCATTATTAAGGGCATTTAACTGTAAGAAAATATCTCCAGATACTAATGCACCACCACCAGCTCTTGTGACTGGTAAGTTTGCGTTTGTCCCAATTTGGAAGTCTGCTGAACTTTTTGCTGTTGCCCATCCTGTAGAACCTATTAGATTCCATGCACTTGAGCTTGTTTTTTCATATACTTTAAAGGTTGCAAGTGTATTTCCTGATACATCATAATAAACAACTGCAAAGTCATTTAATGTACCGAAACCTGTTTTAGGTGTGCCATCAGATGCTAAATCTGTTGAAGCAGGAACCTTAACTGTTTGCAATACATATGATGAACCATCATATTTTTTAATACCAATTACAGAACTTGCTGTATCTAACCAATATGATCCATTTGCTGGAGCACTTGTTGGGGCAGAAGCACTTGCTGTCAAGGCTCCTAAATCAACATTTGCTCTTAAAACGTATGCACTATTGGCTACACCAAGAAAACTGTAAGCGGCTAACAACCCGAATTCGTTTTGTTCGTTACCGTGTAACTGAGTTCCTCCACTTGATTTAAAGACAGGGTTACCATAATTTTGTAATAGTTCTCTCTGACTTGAAATTCTGTAAAGTTTATCAGCGGTTGCTGAAGTTGTATATTGTGCTGTACCTGAGCCATCTGGACTACTCTTGTCTTGAGCAGTTGCAATAACTATAAGAGGTACTGAACCTGCACCAGCCGGAGAGTAAAAACTTTCGTCTGATACACTAACACTAACTCCAGGTGAAACTAATGTTGCCATAATTTTCTCCTAATTAAGATAAATTTATAAATTACTTAAATGTATTTATCTTTTCTTAGTATTTTAGGGTATTTTAGAAAATTAAGACGTATTAGGGCGTATTATACTATTTTTAAATGTTCTTTAAATTCGCCTGTTTTCCAGTTTCGTATTTCTTCTACTTGCTTGGCTAGATCTTCGAGGGTGCCATTATTATTAATAATGTAATCAACTGGGTAACCTGCCCAGTTCCATTCGCTTTCATGTACATCTCTATACTTAGTAGTCATAATCTTGTGGGAGACAACGTTTTCGTAGGCCTGACTTGCTGTTTCATACCATTCAGGTAACTCTCCACGTTGTACCCAAATAATAGTACCGCCCATTTTTCGTATAAGATCTAATTCGTTTCTGAATCTGGCATCGCTTACAACCACACATGGAGAGTTTTCTGTTAGTTTTCTCATTCTGTATTCTAAACTGTTAAGCCAAATATCCTGATCAAAATGGGTTCTAAGAACTTCCGTGCCCATAAGTTGTAATGCTAATCTAGGGGTAAAATTTGGTACGCCTAATTTTCTGCTCCAAAACATATCAGGCATTTCTCTGAAGTCTCTGCTTTCCACAGTATCGCCTTCCAACATTTCTCTAGGCCATCCAAATATACTGGAACAAACATCTTTTAGGGGAGCGGCAAAACTGTCATGTACACATCCATGTTCTACAAACATATTAGCAACTGTATCCTTGCCACTGCCTATAAAACCACAAATGCCTATTATCATGTTATCCTATTATAAAGTTTAACGGAATATTACCTTCTTCCATATTATGAATACTATCTTTGAGCATTTGTATCTCATTTTGTGCTTCGCTCTTTAATGTTTCACCATTCAACTGAATAGCACCACCGGCACCAGGTAATCCACTAGCATATTTGCTTCTGGCTTCACCTAACATGTATTTAGATTGTGCTAATGCATACGAACCTAACCAATTACTAGCATACACATCAGTTAAAAGAATTGTTTCTGGAATAAAGTTATAAACACCTACTGCAATATCTTCTTCATGCCTTACATTACGCAAAATTTTAAGTTGTTTGGTGTTTCTATTCCAGATAAAATTGTATTCGCTACCAAAAATTCTTCCAATAGTTTCTTTGTATTGTGCAAAGGCATCAAAAACAGCAAGTCCGCCAATTTGTCCTGCCTGTAACATATACATATTATTAAATGCTACATCAAAAGGATCAAAGTTAGTGCCGCCACCACTGTTAGTACCAATACCTCTTCTATAGAGACGTCTTACTTCCATTACTTCATCTGGTAAAGTGTACTCTGTAACACCGTCTTTTGTTTGGAAAAATATAATACTTTCTTCCACACTACCAGCACTTAACTGTCTGTAGATAGCAATAGCCTTGTCTATAGCAACATCATAATGTTCTCTGTCTAATTCAACATCAACCATTCCGTCACCAAGACGAAGTTGCATTTCAGAAATGAGTTCTTCTCGACTTTTGTATCCTATCTGATCTTTTGGCATACTACTATTTATCTGTTTTTAAATTAAAATGCCTTTAGAATGATTGTGGAATCGTTAATTCTACCATTCATTTTAATACCTGTTGTAGTAAGCTCGTCAAATGCTTTTGCAAACTTAGTCTTCGCTTTTCCTGTCCAATTACTTATTTGCTCTTTGGGTTTACGCAATGTTTTTTGCACACTTAATTCTTCATCAAAGTCTTGTATAGTTGTACCTTTCACCATTAGTCCTGAACCAGGTCTTGCTAAATTTTTAGGGTCTTTATTAATAGCATGATAAACTCCTAGTTTTCTAGTCTTTGTATTGTACACCCAAATTTCATTTGCATTCACAATGTCTGTAGGATGTATACTTGCTATGCCTAATTCACTATCATTAATCTGATACTTTAATTTTTTTATAATTGCATCTTTGCTTCTTGCTTTAGGCTTACGAGCTTTTCTTGTAGTAACCTTTGTTTGAATAGTAGTATCACATGCTGTATTAATCTTTTCAAAAAATTCTAGATACTCTTTACGTTGCTTGGCGGAAAAGTGTGAATACCCTTCTTTAATATCAGGATCACTCCATTCTTTAACCTCTAATGCTTCTTGGTATGCTGGCTCAAAATCTTCTTTTATGAGTTTGGCATGGGCGGCCTTTATCTCTGGTCTGTATGATATAATATCTTTATATGGTTCAAAATCCTTTAATGTTAATTCCCCTTCAACTAAACAATCTAATTTATATTCCCAATCAGCACATAAACTTTCCACCTGCATTTTCATTCTTTCCTGAATGCTAATGACTTTTTTGCTAGTTTGTTGTGCTTTTTCTTTCTTTTCGGCAATTACACCTTTACCACGTTCTAACCATTCCTCTTTTCTTTTATGTAAATGGTTTAAAGTGTTTTCAGGAATATAACCTAATTTATATTCAATAAATGTAGAGATTCCTGTAGCACTAAAGGCCCAATCTGGATTTGCTAAAACAAACTTTTGCTCTTCTTTAGTCCACCCTGACTTATCTTTAACCCAATTTCTAACAGAAGCAACTAATTTCTTTTTAGGTATTTCTGTTCTAACAAAATATTCACATCTATGAAATGCTTCTTCTTGTTCTTTTATGTCTGTAAGAGCCCTGAATGTTTGCCAGTCAGGTTCTTTGGTAACGTAAATACTTCTCTGTTGCTTCTTTCTGGGCATGTGTGTATTAATCTCTAAATAAACTTGGGTCCGGTACTTCGTACATTATTTTAATTGGCTCAGGCCAATTATTGAACCCTATTATATCTTTTTTATCTTTAAGCACACTTTTTTGCTTAAAGAACTGAGTAATACTTATCATTCCAGTAAATTTTCCTGCTTTTTCACCTGCCTTAAACATAAAATAACTGTTTGCTAGAATAAAAAGTAGAAATAAAATGTATGTATCCATAGTTCACAATTCTCCTAAAACAATAAGTCTAACAAAGATTTATTTATTTGTCAAGGAAAATTATTTGCCTTTTGAAAATCTTTTGTCTTGATTATAAGGTAATTGGTTTTCTAGAATATTTTTCCAAACAGCAATAGTTCTATCTAAGCCTTCACTGAGACCAACTTTAGGAAACCATCCTAGTCTGCTTGTAATTTTATGATTTGTACTGTTTAGTAAAAATATTTCACCAGGGCGTGGTGGTTTTGTGTTCCAATTTACATGGCCGTCCCAACCTATTTTATTTGCAATAAGTTTTACATAATCTTTAATTTTAATTGCATTGTCAGGGCCTATACAAAATATTTCCCCAGCACATTGTTCTGGATTTGTAATAACAGTTTCCCATGCATCTAATAAATCATCAATGTAAATAAAGTTTCTGTATGGCTCACCATATCCTAAGTTAATCTCTTTAGGATTTTTTAACATTTGTGTAATAA